TCAGGTGTCAGCTGACCACTGCACCACCAACATCAGGTGTCAGCTGACCAGTGATATTACCACTGCACCACTAGTCAACTGGTGGTGCAGTGCTTGTCTACAATTGAAGTGATCCATGCGCTTAGTGAATAGATGTCCTCAGACCTGGCTTTTATTAACCATGCTGCTTTCTGTCTGTTTGTCGGTGCAATTGCCAGTTTTGCACCTTCCCTGGTGCTGATGCCATTCTTATTTAGATACAATTTTATCAATTCTGTACACGATGCAGCTTGATCGGCGTCTGTTGGGGCATCGAATTGATAGTACAAATTGGATTCTGTATCGTATTCTATGTAGATAGGGTTACGCTCTGTAACGTTAGAGTTGAGTCGTTTGTACGATCCGTATGTAACGCTCTGTAGCGTCATGATTTTAGTGATTATCGCAAGATCATATTCAGTTTTGATAATGTATAGCATATTGTGCCCTTTTGTTAGTCCATGTGTAAGTTGTTGAAATGTATGAGAAAGGGATCAAAATGGGGCGCGTGACCATCTTTTCTCTATTAGCCAGATTATAAGCAGTATTATAGTACTACTAGCACTACTAGTATACTGCTTATAAAATATACTATATATATAATAGTTAGTCCCTTCAAGGGATAGTTAAGAGAAATCAAAGAGTTAGGAGAGGATTAAGTGGGGTAGTTGGGGGATTAAGCGATGTAAGTGCTTGATTAGAAACTGGTTTGTTACGCCCTGTTCATGTTGACGACACCGATGATAATATATTTACATGAACAAGCCGCCGCTAAATATGAACATTGACAAATACGATCTGGACACGCTCACTGATGCGGAAATCTACGTTGGTCAGGATTTTATCAAGCTGATGCTGGATCATGTTGCGCGCGGTGAGACGCTAGCGAGTTTTTATCGGCAGGTTTCCCCTAGCTTGCCGCTGTATGTTTCGCAAACTAGGTTACGGCTCACATTGTCGCTGGGTGATGTCAGTGGTGCTGGTGTAGTTGCGCTTCAAGAAGCATATCAGCGAGCGCGTGCTGGCTTCATAGACTCAAAATTCGATGAACTCTTCGATGTATTCGACTCAGACGATATTAAAGCCGATCCTAGGCTTGCTAGTGCAGCAAAGGGTAAGAGTGACAACATCAAGTGGGCTTTAGGCAAACTCAGGCCCGCTGAGTACGGTGATAAGATACAGATAGAGCAAAGCGTTGACGTTACTATTGTAGATAGACTGCAAGCTGGTCGTGAACGTGCCGCATTGATAGACAATGACAATGAGTCTAACAAACGATAATGGAGGGTTATCGTTCATTAGACGTAACAAACCGCTGTTGTTTCGGTAAATTCGTACACTGGTAGACTGGTAAACCGATGGGGGGGGGGACCCCCAGCGTGACGTGATGTGTAGTAGATCATGGTGCAGCAAATATAATTTGGGAAAATTGAGTAACAACTATATAAGCGAATGATGATATGACTGATAATTCCCGCACCACAACGGTAGAGAGTGTTCAAGAAATGGTCGATCGATGGGTATCAGTGCAAGAAGGGTGTGACATTGATCATCTAGCGGATCGAGTTGTTATAACTAGCAGTAAAGTCATACGACCCAGAAATAAGTGTGAGATCACACCTTTCGTTGGTGTGGAGAAGCCGTTCCCTGAAAGACCAACGGGAGCTAATAATCCTCACAGTAAATGGTTTATGATCACTAAGCCTGATGGCGAACAGATCAAGATACGAGGCTTGGCTGAATTTTGCAGGATGAATGGTATTTCACATAATCTTATGGGCAGGGTGATGTCAGGTAAGCAGAAGACCCACAAAGGGTATTTTTGCAGAAGGCTTGAAAAATGAACCAAGCCCAAAACCTAGAGTCCCAGATACAGGATGCGATAAGCGACTGCTACGCATCACCGCTTAAGTTTGTGCTTACAGCGTTTGACTGGGGTGGTCCAGAGCTGGCTAAGTTCCAAGGCCCAGATGATTGGCAAATATCCCTGCTTGAAGAGATCGCGCAAGACGTTTTAAATAATCGATTCGATGGTGCCACACCCGTAGACCCCATACAGAAGGCAATATCCTCAGGGCATGGTATCGGGAAATCTGCTGTCGTTGCATGGGTGATACTGTGGATTATGTCCACAAGACCGATGTGTAAGGGAACCGTTACAGCGAATACTTACACACAGTTGGAGACTAAGACCTGGCCGGAACTGGCTAAATGGCATTCTAGGAGTATTAACAAGCACTGGTTTAAATTAACAACGAGTAAAATGTCTCTAACGATAAGGCATGTTGATTACCCAACACTATGGTACGCAACAGGTCAGACCTGTAAGGAAGAGAACTCCGAGAGTTTCGCAGGACAGCATAGTGTCGAATCCACATCCTTCTACGTGTTTGATGAGGCTTCCGCAATACCTGATAAGATTTGGGAGGTTGCAGAGGGTGGTCTGACTGATGGAGAACCCATGTGGTTTGCATTTGGCAACCCGACTCAGAACACAGGCAGGTTTTATGATTGCTTTTACCATGAGAAATTATCTAAGCGTTGGGATACAAAGCAAATTGATTCCCGTGACGTAAGGATAACGAATAAGAAATTACTAGGGCAATGGGTAAAAGACTACGGAGAGGATAGTGATTTTGTCCGTGTACGTATCCGTGGTGTTTTCCCCCGTTCTGGCGATCATCAGTTCATATCAATGGACTCAATCAACGAATCCCTCGGACGAGAACTCATTAAGGATCGAGGTGCGCCTATTGTTGTGGGTGTTGACGTGGCCCGCTTTGGGTCTAACAATACGGTTATTTTCACCAGGCAAGGGCGTGATGCTAAGACTTTTCCGATAAAGAAATTTAACGGACTGGATACGATGCAGGTAGCGCAGGAAGTTGCTAATCATATAAATTACTACAAACCTGATAACGTTTTCGTGGATGGCGGCGGCGTAGGCGGTGGGGTTGTGGATAGATTGAAGCAGTTAGGTTTTCGTGTAACGGAGGTAAACTCCAGTAGTCGCGCAGGTAAGCCCCGTGAGTTTGGTAATCTGCGAGCTGAAATGTGGAACAGCGGCAAGAAGTATCTAGAGCAAGGGTGTATAGGTGATGATCCCGATTTAGTGAAGGGGTTGAGAAGTGTAGAATATTTCTTTGACGCACAGAATAGATTAAAATTAGAAGGCAAGGAAGACATGAGGACTCGTGGCGTGGAATCACCCGATACCACAGATGCGTTTATGTTGACGTTTGCAGCACCTGTAGCACAACGTGATATAATGAGCCGTAGACCGAAATTTGCAGAGAGCGGTTATGATGAATTTGCAATGTAAAGGTGAGGTGATCCAAGTGTTATCTGAAGAGAAATGTATGGTTGGAGAGTTGTAATTATGGGCGGAATTTTTAAAGCAATAGGTAGCATATTCGGTGGAGGTGATGAACCTAAACAGCCTGCACCTGTAGCAGTGCCTGATTTAGCATCAGCACAGAAAGCTGCTAATGATAAGTTAAGACGTGGCAAGTTAAGTTCCTTAATCGGTGGTAGACGTAATCCTATTCTGACAAGCCCGACAGGGGTCACAGAGAACGGGAACGTAGGTACTAAAAAGCTACTGGGGCAATAACAATGGGTGGTTTTGTTAAGAATTTTAAAGCAGCTCATTTCCTCGGTGGCGGTGGGATAAGCGGGGCGTTCAAGGGCTTCAGAGGGTTGCACTTCATTGGTGAGAGCGTCAATAAGTCTCTTGGTTTATTTCAAGATGCTAAAACACCGGATACACCGGCTGATGTAGCAGTGCCTGATTTAGCGTCAGCGCAAAAAGCAGCTGATGAAAAATTGAAACGTGGGAAACTAGGGCAGTTGATAGGTGGAGGTAGACGTAATCCTATTCTCACAAGCCCGACAGGTGTAGACGACGGTGCCAGTATCGGTACAAAGAAATTATTAGGACAGTAATATTATGGGCGGAATTAAGAAAGCGTTTAAACGGGTATTTAGTAAACCTAAGAAACCGAAACCTCAACCGGTAGTGGATGTTGCAGCTATTCGTAAGGAAGCTGAAAACAAAGGACGCCGTGGTCGAGCTAGCCAATTGCTAGGTGGTAATCGAGGCAGTCGCCTAACAGGCGCGGGTGGTATTGAGGATGGTCAAGGTACTGCTAAAAAGAAACTATTAGGACAATAACATGAGTCTAGGCGCTGAGATTGTACGAAAGCAAGAGTCGATGGCTTCAAGCCGTGGTATTTGGGAAACTCACTGGCGAGAAATTGCTGAATTAATCTTACCGCGCCAAGATGACTTTGATGTTCGTCGTGCCGATGGCGAGAAACGCACACATAAAATATACGATGCCACTGGAGCGTTATCCCTGGAACGATTCGGTGCAGTCATGGATTCGATGCTGACGCCTCGTGGTCAACGTTGGCATGGTTTACAAGTCACGGATGCTAATTTACGTAATGACAAGGAAGTCACTGCCTGGATGGAAGAGGTGACTAGGATACTGTTTGCAGCTAGGTACAGTGTTAAAGCGAATTTTTCATCACAGAACAGCGAGCGAAACATAGCACTTGGTGCGTTTGGTACTGCAGCAATGTTGATTGAAGATGCTACTGCTTCAGGTACATATCTTAGGTACAAGAGTATTCATTTAGCTGAGATATTCATTGATGAAAATCAACATGGTGTTATTGATAAGGTAAACCGAAGATTTGAATATACTGCACGTCAAGCAATGCAACGTTGGGGTAAGGAGTTACCTGAACAGATTCGCGTGGCTTATGAGAAAACACCTGAACGTAAGTTTGAATTTATCCACTGTGTAGCACCGAATGAAGAAATGCAGGCCGGTAGAGCTGACCACCGTGGCATGCCGTTTAGGTCACACTATGTATCGGTTACTGAGAAGAAATTATTAAGCACCAAAGGCTATCGAACGTTCCCGTATTCAGTTAGTCGATACATCACAGCGCCTAAAGAAATTTACGGGCGTAGTCCTGCAATGCTGGTTTTGCCTGATATTAAGATGCTGAACGAGATGAGTAAATCTACAATTAGACAAGCTCAGAAAGTCGTTGAACCACCATTGCTGTTGACTGACGATGGTGTAATGAGTCGCATCAGCACACGACCGAACGCACTGAACTACGGTGGTATCGATCCCGTCACAGGTAATCCGAATATAAGACCGTTAGACACCGGCGGTAATGTGGGTCTTGGCCTTGAGATGATGGAGCAGCGTAGAGATATTATTAAAGATGCGTTCCTGGTAAACCTGTTTCAGATACTTGAGAAGAACCCACGAATGACGGCCACCGAAGTATTGGAACGGTCTAAAGAGAAAGGCGCACTGCTTGGGCCGAGCATTGGTAGACAACAAAGTG